GCTCAAAACGGCAATCGAGGCGGTCAACACAGCCGTGACCGCAGGCGTGGCGGCATCCCTCACGGCGACGGCAGACCGATACGTTACCGACGCCAGCGCGAACCGCGTCAATTCGTACACGGCGACTTTTTTGTCGAACGGCACCAACTGGATTACCGGGCCAACTACGCCCGCGGTGGCGGAGGCTGGAGCGAGCGGGGCAACGGCCGGCTCTCCCTTCTGGCTCAACGTGGGGCTGCTGTTCGTCGCCGGTTCGAACCAGTACATCAACAGCGTGACCATCCGCGGATTCTTCTCCGCAGGGTCGGCGAGAAACGTCAACGTCTATGCCTACAACTACGTGACGAAAACGCAGGACCAATTGAGCGACGCCACCACGAGGATGGCGACGGCGACAACGAACCAGACGTACACCTACACGCTCCTGTCGGCGCACCAGAAGAGCACGGCAGCGGTGGCCACGACGTCGGCGGGGAGTAACTTTGTCGGCGTGACCACGACCTGCACGGCGAGCGTTACCGGCCACGGATTCGTAACCGGGGATATAGTCACGATCAGCGGCATTACAACGCTCACGAACGCCAACGGCGTGTTCGTGGTCACCCGCGTGAACGACAACCAGTTCACCTACCCGATTCTCTCCCAGACGGCGACGGGCGGCGGAACGGCGTATATGACAACGGACGCAATCGGCTCCGTCCGCATCGTGTTCAAAGAGGGGACCACGAGCACCTACACCGCTGGCGACCGACTGAATATTGACCAGTGCATCGTCAACGTGGCGAGCGCTGGCCCGAGCGCGGCTGACATCGCAGCGGCGGTGAAGGCGACCTCGATCAATCAGTATTACCCAGAGGGAATTTTCATCGACACGACTGGGGCCGGCGTGGCGGGTACGGTCCCCGGAACGAACGGGGTGCGAACAAATCCAGTCTCAACCTACGCGGACGCCATGACGTTGGCGGGGATTTTAAACCTGCGTATTCTGCATCTGAAGCCGGGAACGACGATCACGCTCACGCAGAATCATGTCGGTTGGAGATTCGTTGGCGGAGCGATCAACTTAGGGGCGTCGAACTACTCAATCGAGGACTGCATTTTCGACAACTGTTACGACGTCTACGGGACATCGACCGGGGCTGACGCATGGTTTAGCGGGGGAGGCGTGGCGGGTGGCGGAACGCTGACGATTGACGCTGGGTACATGGTCGGCACGCTGATCCGCGGCAAGGTCCAACTGATCGCCAACGCGGAAAGTCATCAGTTCATTTCCTGCAAGGACGCTTCCGGGATCGCTGCTGAATGCGAAATCTCGTCAGTGGCCAATTGTTCCGCCCTGATTCGAGATTTCCACGGGGCAGTAAAACTGACCAATATGGCCGCGACCAGCAGCGCGGTCATCGACGGAAACTGCCGGGTGAATATCGACCCAACGAGCTACGCTAGCGGGGCATCAATCACCCTGCGAGGATTCGCGGATCTGCCGACCAATGCGGCAGCGTTCCAGTCGGCTGGCGGAGTGCTGACACAGACGGCACGGTTTGCTACGGATCAGAACGTAGGCATCGACTGGGCTAACGTGAGCGGGAAAACGAGCACGGTGGCACTGACGAACACGAGCATCAATGACGTGAGTACCAAGACCGGATTCAAGCTGGCCAGTGATGGCCTGGATACAGTCTCAATAACCGCCCCTGCCGGCGTTGCGAGCAACTTTCGGGAAATGCTCGTCGCCGTGTGGCGTAGATTCTTCAAACGCGTAACCAAAGATACCACCATTAAGACCTACGCTGACAACGGATCGACGGTGTTGACGACACAGTCCGTCACTGAGGATGTAACCGAGGAAGTCGGCAGTGCGACATGATTTCTATCGCACAAATAATCGTAATCGCCCCGCCATTTTATTTGACGGATGGGGAGACTAGCAGTAGCTCGAGTTCAACTTCGAGTAGCAGCTCAAGTTCGACCAGTAGTTCAACCTCGAGTAGCCAAAGCTCAGAGAGTAGCCAAAGCTCAGAGAGTAGCTCAAGTTCAAGTAGCAGCTCAAGTTCAAGTAGCAGCTCAAGTTCGAGCAGCTCTAGTTCAAGTAGCAGCTTAAGTTCGACCAGTAGTTCAACTTCGAGTAGCAGCTCAAGTTCGAGCAGCTCAAGTTCGAGCAGCTCAAGTTCGAGCAGCTCTAGTTCAAGTAGCAGCTTAAGTTCGACCAGTAGTTCAACTTCGAGTAGCAGCTCAAGTTCGAGCAGCTCTAGTTCAAGTAGCAGCTTAAGTTCAAGTAGCAGCTTAAGTTCGACCAGTAGTTCAACTTCGAGTAGCAGCTCAAGTTCGAGCAGCTCAAGTTCGAGCAGCTCAAGTTCAAGTAGCAGCTCAAGTTCGAGCAGCTCAAGTTCGAGCAGCTCAAGTTCGAGCAGCTCTAGTTCGAGCAGCTCTAGTTCAAGTAGCAGCTCTAGTTCAAGTAGCAGCTTAAGTTCAAGTAGCAGCTTAAGTTCGACCAGTAGTTCAACTTCGAGTAGCAGCTCAAGTTCGAGCAGCTCAAGTTCGAGCAGCTCAAGTTCGAGCAGCTCAAGTTCGAGCAGCTCAAGTTCAAGTAGCAGCTCAAGTTCGACCAGTAGTTCAACTTCGAGTAGCTCTAGTTCGAGCAGCTCAAGTTCAAGTAGCAGCTCAAGTAGCAGCTCAACATCGTCCTCTAGCAGTTCGAGTAGTTCCAGTAGTTCAACCGGAATAATCGACTATCCTGCGTCCAAGACGATCGATATAATCGGGCCGAACTCTAGTTCGTCATCTTCTGGTGGATATGCTTCAGTGGTAGGTGGCTTCAGTGATTCGGTGACTAACCCCTCATTCTCTGGAATGACAGTTATAGTCATTGGGGCGTCCTCAGCGGAGATAGCAAGACCATGAGTCTCATTCTAGCCCATCGAAAGAGAAAACTGATTCGGGACATCACGATTAAAGACTCTGCCGGGGCTATGGTGTCGCCGGGGGTGAACGATACTGTTCGGATCAAGATAGGGAAGCTCCGTCAAGTTCCGTCTCTTGATCTTGGCAGTGACGTGGCAACAACTGGAGGGAGCACGATTACGAAGAACTCCCCGACGGCAGGGGTAAGTAGAGTTCAGATCTCCCAGACGGATCTAAGTTCGATGCAGGCTGGTGTTTATTCTTTCGAAGTTTCACTGGTCGACAACGCGGATGCGCAGGCTATCAAACATGTTGATATGCAGATTATGGTGCTTCAGGACACCATGCTAGGGAAGGTAGGATTGACATAATGGCAAAGATCGTAGACGACGCGATGGTACTGCTCGAGCTGGGTCTATCGTCATCTCTCACAGATGAGGAGAGAGCGATCGTGCAACAGGCGGTGGTAAAAGCGGAGGGGGCTGTCATGAAGTTCCTCCGTTATGATCCTGCCCTGAAAAGCCATACTGAGTTCTACCCTCAGCAAGACTGCGATCCTCAGAATGCGACTGCAGTATGGGAAGCAACGGACACGGAAGCATTCGTTCGCCGAGTTTCATCTGCTGCTGTTGATGAGCTTCAACTGCTTCATATTCCTGTCCGGGCATCAACCCCGATCGATCTTCGTGTCGAGTATGATGGAAGGTTCGGAACGAAAGTGGGGGCTTTTGCCGCTTCAACGCTGAAAGTCGAGGGGATTGATTTCTGGGCGCAGTACGATATGTTCGATAGTGTGTCTAAGGGCGTCTGTTCTGATGGCGTTATCAGGAGCATTGGACGGTGGCCGACAGAACCGGGATCAGTGAAGGTCATCTATACTGCCGGCTATACACAGGCTGAGCTCGAGGGACAAGATGATGTGATTGATGCATCACCAATCATGGAAGTGGTGGTGGAAGAAGCATTGCGACGAGCGAAGAAGGTATTCGTTCTGTGGAAGAAAAACTCACGATCTGGGCATAACTCCGGGGCGATTTCAAGTGAGACACTTGGTGAGTATTCCTACTCGCTGAATACAGCGTTGATGGATAAGGTGTTGGCTGGCGGAAGCCTGTCATCTGAGTCACGAGAACGATTGCAGCCGTTCGTAAACTATGGATTGATGGTATGAGCATCCTCGACAGCTTGCCACATCTTGCAACAGCACAGAAACGCGTCCGTGTTAAGGACACGCTGGGCGGTAGCAAGGATTCGTTTATCAACGTGTTCACGGACAGGGATTGTTGGTGTCAACAGGCTGGGGATTCTGAGATCACCGGATTTCAGAAGAGAGGGATCAACATCAGTGACAAAGTGTACTTCACAGAGAATCCAGTACTCAATGAATCCCACGTGCTCGTGATTAGTGGTCAGACGTATGAAGTGATGAGTGCCCCGGAAATAGATGCCTCAGCTGGGTTGGGGGTGCTATGGAGAGTGAATGTAAACCGAAAGACCACGGAGCAGCATACCCCATGATTACACCGATGGTAACTTCAGAAATTATCGATGGTCGATTGAAGGTTCATATCGATCTGAAGACTGGTGGAAATCCCAACCATGACGAGCACGGGAGGTTTGCTGAAGGATCTGGCGGTGTGTCTGAAGGAGATGTGAACTCCAAAATGCGGGCATATGGAGGGATACAGTCTTATGTGGGCCCTAGGACATACCCAAAGCACGAAGGTGAAATCCCACAACGACAAAAGGATGTTACCGAGGTCTTAAAGACACATGCGTTGATGAAATTCGTAACGGTGGAGAAATTGGTCAGCGAGTCAGGAAACAAGAAGAATCCAGAGGCATTCTTGAAAGAACTACATGAATGGTTATGGCGTAGACCAAGTGCTTGGCAGGGAGAGATAGCAAATAAGCGATATGGTAAATATGCTGTGAGAATAAACGAGAGGAATATAGGTCTTATCAGAGTAGTTCCTAAGCGGAAGAATGCTGGTGGAGTCTCCCTCGGTGTTGAGATATGAAAATCACAACCACCGACATCTCTGATTTCCTTACTAATCTCAAAGACGCTCAGGTCTACAGGAGGGTGGTATACTTTGAGAGGTCGAAGCATCATCTCAACGGGAAGACGAAACACGATGCCACGGCTTTTCAGATCATCTATCAGACCTCAGCGATCTTGGAATATGAAACTGATGGGCAGGCATTGCTAGTCTGTGGAGTTGATTGTGGGGTTGATAGGTTGAACGAGGATGGCGGAAGCGGCGGTTCAGATGTCCTGGAGGAACTCCACAAGCGATTGTGGGGATACTGTGAGTTGAACGGTTTGAGATTGTTACCCGGAATGTTGGATCAGTAAAGGAGACCGAGGATGACAGAGCACAAGACAGTTCATCAAGCACTATCCACTGTTCGGCATCGGCTGAAGGAAGCTGAGCAGTGTGGGAGTTTTCTGATCGGGATCTGGTGCTTGGGCAAAGATGGGAAGATGGTCTGCCATCGAACAACGTGGCAGTTTCCGAGTAGGGCCGTTGAGGACGTGATCGGAACCCTGAAGGAGACTTTCGGGATCAAGGAAGAAGTCCTGGCCCCACTGCCGCTGGCGGAGTTTCTGAAGAAGTCCGATCCAATCGTATTCGATCAGGATGTTAAGTCGCCTATACTGGCTGGTGAGGTTCTTGGACCGTCCGAATACATCCCAGCGGAGGATATGCTAGATGCACGTCCTTAACTGGATCAAATCATGGTTCGTCGCGGCATCCGTCGCTCGCCAGCTGTCCGGGTCTCAGAATCTGCTTATTGCTCTAGCCGCACGGGCACAGCAATCTTCGGAACGGCTAGATGAACGAAGTAAAGAGCTATCTGCACTGGTGACGAGGATCGAAACCGACATTACCGATGCCAAGCGAATCCATCTGCGGTACGAATCGGCGTTGGACGAGGTGAGGGAGCAGAACCGTGTTTTGGAAACGACGATCCAGACGCTGGTTGCTTCGCATAAGCTGCTGATGGAAAGATATGACTGTGAGACTGCGTTGCAGGTTAGAACGAAAATCGCAGCATCCCAAGTAGGGCGGGAATAGGGCTAAATCCCGATTGGCCGGCAGGACGGGTAATTATACGGGTTATGCCCTAGACCCCGTTAGAACGTAAGCCAGGCCCCTAGAAACAGGTGTCTATGGGGCGGACGGGTAGGTGGTTTATAGGATGGTCCCATTCTATCAGTAGTTCGTATGTCGATAGGAAAATTCTCTAGAGGATCGGAAGTATCATGTCAACTATGACGACAGCCCTCGCACGATCCGGCTCTGTGATCACGGCTGCCTATGAGACTGCCCTGTCAATGAAAGCAGCGGGAATGCTTCCCGATATGGCCCCACAATCAGGACTTGCCCAGTTCGGAGCCTTCAGGGATGATGTCCAAAACAAGCAGCGGTATTCTTTATTCAGGGGCTGGCTTTATTCTGCCATCAACGCACTAGCAAGTGAGGCCGCTGGACAGCCGGTAGTCGTTGCATCTCTGAAGGGGAAGGTAAAGGCTCCGACAGGGAAGAAGTCCATCCGCAACAAAATGACAACGACGGCTAGGGTGAAGGCAGCCCAGCAGGACTTTGAGGTACTGGTTGATCATCCTCTTCTCGACTTGCTCGAGACACCGAACCCGATTCAGAACAGATGGCAATTCGTCTATAGTTTCGTCGCCAACTTGAACCTCACCGGATGGTCATACATTATCGGCGGCGAGAATGAAGAGGGGGAGTACGAGTTCTACTCGCTGCCAACAACATGGATTAAGCCAGACCACAGGGATGGACCGTTTAGCCGATTCAAGGTAGTCGATCCAGCTAACCCGAAAGCTGGTGGGGATGAAGACGAATGGCTGACTAGGGAGAATGTGGCATTCGCTATGCTCCCGAATCCGGCTGATCCTCGCATGGCAATGGCCCCAGTCCAGTCACAGAATCCCGCCGTGCGGATTGACGACTTCATTCAGACGTCTCAGATGCAGTTCTTCGACAACGGTATCTTCCCGTCAGCGATAGTGACGATTGGTAAAGACCCACATCCTGATGTCCCAGGAGGAATTCGACCTCGGCTGACGGCAGCCCAGCGGAGGCAGGTCACTGGGGCGATCAGGAAGGTAATGGCCGGCGTCGCCAACTATGGCAACCCGGCGATTGTGGATGGCATGATTGAAAGCATCGAACGACTGACAATGACATCTAACGAGATGGGCTGGGACAAGTCGGAAGACAAGAACCGCACCAGAATCCTATCTGCGTTTGGCGTTCATCCGTATATCCTCGGTGAGCCGGTAGGAGTGGGTGGGTATGCCCAGGTTGCAAATATTGAGAAGCGATTCTACAAGCGAGTGAACACGTTCCTCGATATGTTGGGGACTGTAGTCACCAACTTCGTTGGGTCAGCTGTTAGTGAGAATGCTGAAAACCTGTTTGTATGGTGGGAGGAGTGCCAAAGCGTTGATCCTCAGCTTCGGTGGTCGAACCTCAACGCCGCTCGGACTCGCGGGGACATCTCAAGAAATGAAATCCGCACTGAGTTGGGGCTGCCGCCGGATGAGACTGGTGGTGAGGCAACAAAGAACTACGCTGCGACTGATGTCACGGCAATCGTCGCAGTACAGGCTGCCGTTGCCAGTGGTGGGATTTCACCCGAGCAGGCGGCCGCCCTCTATGTCTTAGCATTTGACATGGCACCGGAGGATGCAAAGAAGATCGCTGGGCCAAAGCCGAAGCCCCAACCAGTAGCCCCTGGAGGCGTTCCTGGAATTCCGGGTCAGCCTGGGAAGCCGGAAGGCAAGCCGGGGGCGTTCGGGAAACCGGCTGGTGGGGCTTCGGCCGATGAAGAGGAAGTCCCTCCGACTGAAGAAGAGGCTATGAGCAAAGCAACGAAGTCGTTAGAACTCGCAGTCGCGACGTTCGGACTTCAGACGTACAAAGGGTCGCTGCCTTCCTCGATTGTGGACCGGCTGCTAGAAGTCGTGGGTGAAGAATCATGAGCATAGCAGTTCTCGAAAAGACTGGCGGTGGAAATCCCAATCATGATGAGCATGGGAGGTTTGCTAGTGGTCGTGGACAGTCAATCCTGGATAAGCCGATAATTCACAGTTCGCAGGGGTTTGGAGAGGGTGTTGAGCCGACGCTTTGGCCGAGCGTGGATTTTGGTGCAGGTACATTTGGAGGACGGACTAGGCTAGGGCCGAACGCAGCCGATAGATATGGTCACATCGAGACTGTTCAACTATGTGACGTTTATGCTACTCAGGACGTGGTGCAACCATTCATCGTCGATCAATACGCACATGGAGAAAGACCGGTATACGAACTGCCAAGACTTCTTAGATACAATGGGAAGTTACATGTAGATGATGGGCACCACCGACTAGAGGCTGCACGATTAAATGGGGAGACATCGATACGTGCTATCGTGGTTGATGTGGATAAGCATGGCCTGCCCTTAAAGTGGATAGATGAGAATCCAGAAAGTGCAAGAGAAGCCATTCAGATCCATGAGATGAGACAACGGGAGAAATCCCCCTCCCGCCTCACCATCCTCCGCAAAGCCCTCGAAGTCACTCATCTAGCTCTCGACATCAAGCGCCAGCTGCTGTCGAAGGAACTGAAGAAAGCCGTCGTTCGCGGCGTCCATCTGAAGCAAGCAGAACAGGCCGAGAAGGAACTGACGGATGCTTTGGTCGGGTTGTTCAAAGAGCAGTTTAAGGCTGCGGCGAATCATATCAGCAAAGATGGTAAGACTGAGTTTAACCCCCGCGACTGGGACGATGCCCTAGTCGATACCTGCATGCCGGTGCTGATGAAGCATGCCGGGCTGGCTGCCGCTGCTCAGATGATGTTGATGGGTGTCGATGTCAGCAGGCGGAAGAGGAAGATGGAGAAGTCTGGCGGAGGAAATCCCAACCATGATGAGCATGGGGGGTTCGCTAGTGGGGCTTACACTGCGACTGAAGGAAAGGATCGCTCTGGAAAACCAGATCGCGATGATGTTCTGAATATAGTAGCGGATGTTCGGGATAGGTGGGGCTACCAAGGTGGGGTATCTTTGGTCGACGGTCAGGGTGGGGAGTTTGAGCGTGGTGGGCTGAAATGGAGAACAGCTGGGCAGTGTCAGATTGCAGGGAGTGTTACGCAGATTGCAGGGAGTGTTACGATTTGGAGGGATACTGATTGGAGCTCGGTGGAATCGGTAGTGAGTTTAACAGCTCACGAAATGATGCATGGTACGTACCAAAAGATACAAGATAAGTATGACGGAGAGCAAAAACAGCTGACCGGGGATCATATCAGAATGAATGGTCAGTTGAAAGAGGAATACAGAGATCAGTTTCCTGTCTATGCTAGAATGTGGGAGCTGTATCAGGGGTCGAGGAATCCCAAAGTTGGGGACGATCAGTGGTTTCAAAAAGATGACGGGGTGAGTGAATATAGCAAAGCGTACTGGAGGGATTATGAGGCTGGTAAGTGTTCGCTTTCTACGGCTATTCACGAAACACTGGCTGAGATCGCGGGTGAACACGAATCAACTGGGGTGCTGGTCGGGAGTAGGCGGTATAGGGATTTCTACAAAGCCGTTAGGGATGAATACAGGGTCGAGATTGGTCAGTCGAGATTCAGAAGAGGGCCGGGGGTTCCAAAAAAGAGCGTTTCTGGACACACTGAAATCATCCCACACGAATTGTATTTTGACGCTGATTTTCGCCCGACCAATCCAGAGAATGCTAGGTATGTTCGCTATTGGAACTCTGATGGAACAACTGGGATAGGAGTTCGCTCTGAGGAGCAGAAATCCCCCTCCCACCTCACCATCCGAACCAAAACCACCGCCACCGATTTCCTTCAGAATCTGGAAGACTACGATGTCATCGACCTCTCCGGCATGGTCTTCACTCTTCCATCCGGTCTAGAAATCACTCTCGGCTTCATGACCGAGTGGCCGGAATGGATGAAGGTCGAAATCGTCGATCAGATCAAAGTGGCGTTCAGCCAGGGCTACTGGGTAGGAATCAACGACACGACCGCGAACGGGATTGAATCCTACGTCCAGAAGGGACTGGAGAACGGGGATTCGATTGCCGACATCCGAGCGGCGATGGTGGGGGACGGGCTTGACGAATACTACTTCGGGCGAGGAAAGAACATTGCTAGAACAGAGGCAGGAAACGTCTTGAACGGTGCTCGATCCTCAGCGATGAATCGATTGCAGGAGGAGATCCCTGGACTGCAGGCAAAGAAGACATGGCTGAGTGTGCTGGGGACAACGACGAGGGACACGCATGCTCACTTGGATGGTGTGCCGGCAGATGAAGAGGGGATGTGGGTACTGGCTGGGATTCAGATACCGTGGCCAGGGCACTTTAGTCTACCGCCGGGCGAGCGTTGTTCGTGTCAATGCTCAATCGTTCATTCTTGGGGCATGGGTGATTCGACGGCCGAGGGGCTGATCGCAGATTATAACGAAAGACTGCAACAGGAGAAATCTAATCCCAATCATGACCCAAGATCCGGGCGATTTTCCTCTGGCTCTGGGGGATCTCAGCAGCAGAAGCCAGCTAGCACAGCCCATACCGAAACCGTTCATGAGATCTCGAGCAAGATTAAGAAATCGAGTGACAACTTGGAAGGCGGGGCTAACGTAACGAAGATCCTTGAGATAGAAGCGGGCGGGATAACAAAGAAGGCCATTTTCAAACCCATTGATGGTGAGAACCCACATGTCAACCCAGCATTTCTCGGCCGGCAGAGTATTTGTGAAGTGGCATCTTCCATCGTTAGTGAGGAGATGGGGCTCGACCTCGTAGCAAAGACGGCGATGGTGACCGTAAGCGGGAAGCGAGGATCACTGGCGAGCTGGGTGAACGATACGGCTACTTTGGCCGTTGACCTAATTGAAGAGCGATTCGCCGCTAACAGCGAAGAAAAGATGTGGATGAAGTTGAGTAGTGATGGTGTTAAGGGCGTCAACGATATGGTGTTCTTTGACGTCCTGACAGGTAACGCCGACCGTCATCTGGGGAATTGGTTGGTCAAGAATGGTGAAGTTAAGCCGATTGACAATGGGATGTCGTTTGCGCGGAACGATGAGTATATGGCAGGGGGGTTGCGGTTCCGCACTTTGGAGTCGGCACCGAAATCGATGGCCTATCAGTCGATGTCCCCAGCATTCAAAGCCGGGCTGGGGAATCTGTTAGAGAATAGGGACAAGGTGGATGCTAGGTTGGAGAACGCCGGGCTGGATCACAGGACGAGGGATTCATTCTGGAAGAGAGCAGTTTACTTGTCCAAGACGAGGATGCTGGGGATCAATGGTAGGACTCTCCACGATGTTGCTCGGTTATCTGAGGGTTTAGATCTTTTCGCTTCGGTCGGTGACATCCAGACGAAGATGGTTGATGGGGTGTTGCAGATTGAGATCGATCTAAAGACTGGTGGTGGGAATCCCAACCACGACGAGCATGGGCGGTTTGCCAGTAGGGTACTAACGCAGAACGAGATTAAAGCCATATCTGAATGGAGAGAACACCTGTGGAATCGTGGAATCGTAACTAAACTAGCACAAGAAACGATCAGGGGCGGATCGTTAGCGAAGTACCATCCAGGTGAAATGATGGTGTACCGTGGTGGGAATATGCTAAGAACTGGCTCTTCGTGGTCAAAATCTAGGGAAGTGGCAGAAGAATATGCGGATGGTGGAAGAATCGAGGAATTACATCTCACTTTGGACACGCCCGCGCTGGATATCAATAGGGTTCTATCCGCGATACCGTCAAAGAGTGAACGTGATGAGGAGGTATTCATCCCTCCACCGAGACGGAAATCTAACCCCAACCACGATGAACACGGGAGGTTCGCTAGCGGGAATGGAAGTTCCGGATCTCGTGTTTTTTATCGTGGGACAACAGAAGCCGCGGTTAGGGCGATCCTCAGAGACGGAATGCATCCTGGAAAGGGTGGCGGTGCAGAGGAGGATTGGGAAACTGGAATTGAGGATGGCTATGGGGGAGAGGACGAGATAATCTCGGCGGGAAGACGTGCTTCAGTATATTTTACTTCTGACATTGAGATTGCCGACAGATATGCGAAACGAGCGAGCGAGCTTCGCGGGAGAAAGCCGGTTATCCTTGAAATTCATATTCCTACCGATGCTTCATCGCCCATTAAGCCGGATGGATCGCAGTATGCGTCGTATCGAGTAGAGCAGTCGATTCCAGCGGCTTGGATCAAGCGGTATGATAAATCCAAGGTAAAAGCTGATAACACTGGATCGCTATGGTATGCTGTTGTCCATGTCCCTATTAGGAGTCAGGATAGATGATATACTCTGTAACTACGTCCGCTAAAGTCGTTGACGGTCGATTGAAGGTTCATATCGACTTGAAGCGAAATGATGAACACATCGCGGCGGGGAATCCGCGGGGTGGTCAGTTTGCATCGAAGCGAGACTCCGTTGCCATCGGGACTCCGGTCGGTGCCGTTCGGGAGGGCAAAGGCAAAGAGGCTAAGATCGTACTCGCCAATGGTTCCCCAGCCCCGGCCCATATCCAAGCTGCTATGATCCCACCGGCCTGGAAGGATGTGAAGGTCTATACCGACCCGAAATCGGAAGTCTGGGTCGAGGCAACCAATGTGACGAAGCGGGGCGTGGTCAACTCAGTAAAGGTTTATTCTCCATCGTATGCCGCTTCTCAACAGGAAGCAAAGCACGTCCGTGTTGAGCAGATGTTGAAGGAGGCGCCTAATATCGACAAGCAGATCCAGCAGGGGAGAAAGAATCCGAAGACCAAAGAGGAAGCGGATTGTGCCCTGCTAATTTCAAAGCAGGCGACACGGCCGGGTAGCGATACTGACACTAAGGGACTTGAGAAGCACTATGGAGTGAAGGTGACACCGGACAATGTGATTGTGTCATCTGGTGCCAAAGGAAAGACTAAAGTTGAACTCGAAGTCAACGGCGAACGGATTCACATCCGTGATGAGGGTGCGGCAGCTCAGCTGATTGCCAGAAAGCAATCCGGCGAGGGACTCCACGATTCGACTTATTGGTTGAAGTCGCACGGGGCTACGACTCTAGAAGGCAGGAACGTGGTCCAAGGAAAGGACGGTGTGCGGCTTCAGTTTATGGGCAAGGAGGGTGTCTGGCACGATCATCTAATCAAAGATCCAGAAGTCGCCAAGATGCTGACAGACAGAGCGAAGACTGCCAAAGAGAGGGATGGCCGCCTGTTTGATACTGATAACACCAAGCTGGCCTCCTACGTGAAGACTTTAGATACGGGGCGATTCTCTCCGAAAGACTTCCGCACGAAGGTCGCTAACGAGATCGCAGCGAGGGAGCTGCAGTCATATGCTGGCAAGACGCCAAAAGATGCGAAGCAGCGGGAGGAATGGATAAAGACTATCGCGACAACCGTGTCGAGGACTCTAGGGAATAAGCCAGCCCAGTGCGTCGAGAGCTACATCAACCCCCACGTATGGGATATTTGGCCGTCAGCGGCCGCATGAGGTGAAATATGGAAGTGTTCGACCTGCCGGCTGAGTATTTCGTTGGCTCTGCCGATGATACGATGACGATTGAAGAGGCTCAAAACGATGCTTCAACTCTCGACGAGGATCAAGACGAAGATCCCGAGATGTCTGGGGCTGAGAAAAATTATATTAAGCGGATGCTAGGCTTCGATCCGTCAAAGTGGGAGGCGTAATGGTCAAGGCAATTGTCTACGAAGTCGGTAACGATGGACAGCAGAATAAAGTCTGCGTGCTAGAGATGCGAACTGGTGTGGTTGTCCCCACTAGCAATCGCCCGCTTGGCAGTTTCGTTCTATCAAGACCCGTCGTCGATCCAGCCGGACGTAAAATCACTGTGGAGGATGGTGAGGAGTTTCTACGCGCTTTGCCCGCTGCGTATTCCGGAAGTCGAGTGCGGGTCGGATTAAAGGAGACCCAATGAACAGACCAGATGTCTTGAAACCGAGTATGATGGATGATGTTGCTTTCCCCGACGCCGTCGAGAGCAGGTTCCTCGATCTTTGCGCCGCCTACAAGCGGACGCATGGGAGCGAACTACTAATCCCGAGTTCGCTGGATCCTGATATACTCCGATGGAGAACTCTCCGTGTCCGTCACAAGAAGGGGGATTTCCGCCATACCGAGGCGGAAATGAAATCAACGAAGACGATTGCACAGTGGTTGCTAGACAACAACGCCGACCTGCGTAATCAGCCAAGAAAGATCCTCGACGTTCTGAAGGCATGAGGGAGATTCAGATGGACGCAACATCCATGCTAGTTGGTATCTTTGTCGGCGGTATGCTCTGTGGGATGATAGGATTTCTACTCGGTATCGTCGTTGGTGTCCAATCTGGTAGGGCTGATGCCCTGAAGAAGTGGTGGAAGGCGGCTATCGGAGATCAAATATCCACACTTCAGACTGGACAGACTTTTGAGATTGGCTTTTATGTCTGCAAGGATGTGGATGACGACGATGGTGGAGATACAGAAGCGCTGCCGAACTCAGACTTCGGTGGTTCTAGCAGGTTCAGCAACAACTAAGGAGACTTGGTATGCAACCGTTTGGAATCGGAGGAAAGGCAAAGCCGAAACTGGCTGACGTGCAGTGCTCACGGATGCAGTTCCAGCCAGGGGATAGAATCCTAGTCCGCGTCTATCGGGCGCTGTCCGAGGAAGAGGAGAAGAAACTTCGGAAGAGCGTTGAGCGGTGGTCTGGTGGCATCACTGAAGTGCTCGTGATCAACGGATTGGATACGGATGTGACGGTAGAGAAGGGAGTGTCTGATGGATCAAAAATCCTCCTGCCCTGAAGAGGGATATCGAAAGGCCCTCAAAGACGACCCATCACTCGTGGCGTTCCTCTCTGCCCTCAAAGAATTCGACCGTGCCTTTTGTGACGCGATGGCCAGTGGAACTGACTTCACCCTGAAGTTGGAAGTTCATGGGAATAGGTCTGAATTGATTCATGCCCGTGTTCAAAATGATAGCTTCCGGCGACCTGCCGGGGTCGAGAAGAGGGTTGAAAAAGCAGGAGGTTAAAATTCCCCGAAAATTCTGTATAGGAAATCCTACTGGATTCCCGTATTATACAGACACACGAGACGTCTAGGCGTGAGGGCCGCGGCGAGGTAACACCTTCCATTTCCGCGGCCTTTGTTTTTTGGGGAATGACATGAGCAAGATTGTAAATTTCTACCTTGGGCCAGCACTCGGCCTAACATCACGGACCGTAACGATCACCCGCATGTATCGGGCTGGTGACGACGCACCGCCTGCCGCTGCGTATGGTCCGACTAACGTCGGTGGATCAGCGACCACTCTTTCCGTATCGCTTGACGACAACGTTATCTACCAGGCGAAACTGATCGATGTCTTGACCGGCGGGGGGACGAGCGCCCCGGACATCCTGAACTTCCACACGGGCGACCTACAATTTCCCGGACCGCGTTCTGACGACCGACTCCAGATCCTTTCGATGGAAGACGAGTCGAGTGCATCGAGTTCCAATTCCTCGACTAGTTCTAGCAGCTCGGCGAGCAGTTCGACTAGTAGTTCAATCAGTACCAGCTCACTGAGTACTTCGAGTTCACTAAGCTCGAGCAGCCCGTCCAGTAGCTCGTCGCATAGTGACTCATCGCTAAGCTCGAGCAGCCCGTCCAGTAGCTCGTCGCACAGCACGTCAACCAGCTCTTCTAGCTCGCAGTCGAGCGAGAGTTCAAGTTCTGAAGGAGTATAACGTATGGCGGAGAGAAGGAAGCTTGATACCCACCCGCAACTGGCGGGTGGGACATCCAGGTACAAAGTTCAGAGTCGGGCATTGGATGACAATGGGTTCAATTCCGTTGTCCGTCTGATCAAAACCGGCCGGCTTGCCCAGATTGACCAGATCAAGGAAGCCGTGTTCACTAACATGAAGCGGTTGCGTCTCCATACCAAGGGATTCAATGCCATCGTTGGTATCCCGGAAGGCAGCGATCAGATCGACATCGGAACGATCATCTCCTGGGCCGGTGGAGTCGGACGGAAGGATGAGCCGGCAAAAGAGCAGCTTGTTCTTCTCGCCGTTACCATCAACGCAAGGCTGGTCTAGTCTACCAACGTACTGTGATGCAAGGAAGAAAGAAATGAGCCAAAAACTGCTCGAAGCCATTCAAGAACGCCAGCAGAAGCACACTGAGTTCGGGTATGGCATTCTGACTGCTGATCGGTACGTCCGCAACGTCCTCGATGCCATCGGTGTTGATAAGTGCTATCGATATGCTGCCACGAGGTCTGTCTCGTGGAATGACGTGATGGAGAAAGCTGCTCACACGTTGGTCTATTCCAATCCAGACATGATCACTGAAGAGATCAGCTACAGTAAACGTGCGGGCAGTTCTTTGAAAGAATATGACGACATCGAGCTACCGAAGAACACCCTGATGGTATTCAAGCACGTCTTGACCACGCCCCGAAAGGATCGGGATGGTGACGTGTTGCGGACGCAAGGCGCCTCGGTCGACCCGAAGATGCTCTTGCTTTGGCAGCACGTCCATACGATGCCGATCGGCAAGATGCTCACCATCGCCGAGCATAACAGCAAGAAGTTGACGCTGGTCTCCTGCATCGTGGACATGAATGACTTGAGTCATGACGCTGCGGTGATGATCGACAACGACATGGGTCGGTTTAGCCATGGCTTCCGGGCGATCGAGTTCAACAAGATCAAGGCAGAGGGCGGACACGAGGGCGGGTTTGATGTGACTGCTTTTGAAATTATGGAAGCCTCTTTGGTTTCGGTTCCGTCGAATACCGATGCCGATGTTGAAGAAGTGATCCTGTCTTTGGTTGAAGGCAGGAAGCTGACTAGCCCGATCATGAAAGAAGTTGGCCGGTCGATCCGTGAGAAGCAACCGACGCGAATCACGTTACCTGTGGATCTGAAGATCACCCTGAACGGTAAGGAGATCTCCAATGAGGAGCTCAGCGGAAGTGGAAGCGATGCGACAAAGGGAGCAGGAGAAGAACAAGACGGCACCCGCACATCAGAAAAAGCCGATGCAAAAGCAGGAGACGGAAAAGCAGAGGAAGCAGCCACCGACACGGAAATGAAGTGCCCGAAGTGCGGAGCGATGATGCCGAAGAGTTCGAAGAAGTGTCCCAAGTGCGGACACGTGATGACGGCGGAGGATTTGAATCCGGAGAAGAGCTTCGACGGTGAGAAATCCGGTCGAGCTTTGAGCTGCAAGAACTTGGACCGTCTGAAAGAAATCCACGGGGACATGAAAGAGCTTCACACCGGCAGTCATATCATGAGCCCACGGGGACGGGACCTGTGTGAGAAGTGCGTCAAGGGAATGGGGTCGATGATTGAGGAACATGACAGGCCAGATCGACCGGAAGAGGAAGAAGAGAACGCCGAGGGTGAAGGTGGGATGTTCAGTCGAGGGAAGCGCTCGATGGAAGATGCAATCGGTCAAGTCATTTCCAACGCAACGCCCCAGCAACGGGATACGATCCGGAAAACGTTCGATGCGTTGGACAAGGTCGAGGGGCAGAACAAACTGGCAGAAGAATTCCGAACTCTTGTGAGTTCAGATCATAAAGGGTGAAGTCGCCGGCGGTCGTCGATGATCCCTGTGTTTCATGGGTTTCAGAAG